TGGAGGAGCAGCATCAGGAGGTAAATCTTATCTAGGATGTGTATGGATAACTTGCATGTGTCTGGCTAATCCAGATAGTGGTTGGTTAATAGGACGAAAGGAATTAACTAATTTAAAGAGAACAACTCTTATAACACTATTTAAGGTTTTTAAAGAGTTTGGTGTTACTGAAAAAGCTTACACATATAATCAACAAAACAATGTCATTACCTTTGGGAATGGTTCACAGATATTCTTATTAGATTTAGGATATAAACCATCAGACCCATTATTTACAAGACTTGGAGGACTTGAGATTACAGGAGCGTTCGTAGATGAGAGTAATGAAATACCTTATCAAGCCATAGAGATATTGAAAACCCGTATAGGTAGACGTGGGAGTCAGAAACCTAAACTATTAGAAACCTTTAACCCAGATAAAGGTCATGTCTATTCTAGGTATTACAGACCATGGAAAGATAAAACCTCACCAGAATACCGCAAATTTCTACAAGCATTACCAGAAGATAATCCATACACATCTCCTGCTTATATAGAACAACTTAAAAACTCAGACAAGGTAACAAAAGAGCGTTTGTTATTTGGTAATTTTGAATATGATGATGACCCCACAATACTTATAAACAATGATGCTTTCGAGGATATGTGGATAAACACAGTAGACACACAAACTAAATATATATCAGTAGACGTTGCACGTTTCGGTAAGGATACAACTCGTATAGGAGTATGGAATGGTTTACAGCTTGAAAAGGTTTGGACACTAGAGAAATACGCAATTGACCAGACAGCTGATGAAATAAAAAGAATTGCTGGGGATTATCGTGTTCCTTTCTCACAAGTAATTATAGATGAAGATGGAATAGGTGGTGGAGTTGTTGACCTTCTAAGGGGCTGTAAGGGTTTTATGGGTAATTCGGTACCGTTTCCTATATGGGATACAAGACAAATGAAGTTTGTGCCAGCTAACTATCAAAACCTGCGCAATCAATGCTATTTCACACTTGCAGAATATATAAATAACCACAAGATAGCCATTAAAGACGAATCTATAAAGGAAGCTTTAAGGGAAGACTGTTCTGTAATTAGACAAAAAAATATAGAAACAGACGGAAAACTGTCTATCATCTCAAAAGACGACATGAAGTCTATCATAGGAAGAAGCCCAGATGTTTCAGATATGCTAATGATGAGAATGTTTTTTGAATTTAAAAAGCCAGACGAGCAAAGACGAATAGAGATAAAAGCTCAAGGATTTGCTAATAGAAGAAAAATGGGAGTAAATCAAGTTGAATAGTTGCATAGTATTATATAACCACCTATACTTAAAATATTAGATTGCTGTTTGTTGTGGAGCAGCCAGCAATAAATGGAAAAAAAAATATTTCAAGAAGTTAATGAGATAATCTCAAGCTACAGTGAAAAATCTATACAAATAATAGATGGACTTTTATATAATCAATTTAAAACTTTAAAGAAAATAGAGTTTTATTGGAACTCTCAATACATAAATGGCCAAAAAGATGAGTTGGGTAGAATAAAACCTTTTTATAACATATCAAAGTTTAGAGTAAATGTAGCCACTAGAGCAACTGACCTAGATGTTAAAGATGTTCGTATAACTTCAGATAACAAAAACGATAGAGTTCGTTCAATGCTACTTAATCATGAACTAAAAAACTGGTTTAAAGAAGCAGATTTTTCTAAATTACTCAATGATTGGGGTAAGACAAGAGCTAAATATGGTGGAGTTCTAGTAAAGAAATGTTATGACGAAGAAGAAAATGAATCTGATTCTCTAAAAATAGAGCTTGTAGAGTGGAAAAATGTAATAACAGACCAAATCGATATAGAAAATGGAGTTGTTATTGAGGTTCATTACATGTCTCCTAGTGAACTATCTAAAAAGATGGGTATTTGGGATAATGTAGAAGAGGCTATGAAATTGGCTACAAAGTCAAGAGGAATGAAGGGAAATAAAGATGAAGCAACTGAAAAACGTGTTCCCGTTTATGAGGTTCATGGAGAGTTTCCACAAACATATAATCCAGATATAGAGAATGGAGACCCGAATGTGTACGAGCGTATGATGTTTATAGTTGCTGGTAGTGATACTAGTAAACAGGTAATGTTGTGGCATGAAAAAGAAGATGAAAACCCTTACAGATATTTAGCTTGGGACAGTGTATCTGGTCGTGGACTTGGTATTGGAATAGTGGAGGAGCAGCATCAGGAGGTAAATCTTATCTAGGATGTGTATGGATAACTTGCATGTGTCTGGCTAATCCAGATAGTGGTTGGTTAATAGGACGAAAGGAATTAACTAATTTAAAGAGA